TTAAACAGTAACAGCCTATGCCAATATAAAAGGAATAAAGCCAAAATCATACCACGCGCCTTCTATAGGAAAGAAAGCGACTAAGATATGCAGGGAAAGAAATATGAGAACAGGTACAGTAGTAGACAGCAAGTACGGATTAATTAATACTTATCCTATGGAAGTACTAGATGAAATATTTTTTTAAAAAAGTAGTTGACATTACGTGTCTAATAATGTATAATAAGTTAGACACGTAAGAAAAGGAGCAAAAAATGGAAAAAAGAGATGTAAATATTTCTTTTTACAAAGCTGGGAACGGTGGGATTTCTAATAGAATTACCTTACCTAAAAAATGGGTAGAAAAGATTGGAATTACACCAGATAATCGAGCTGTTGAAATCATTTTGGATGAAGAGAATGATTCAATCATAATTAAAAAGAAATAAAAAAAGCTCCCTTAATCTTACGAGAAAAGGAGCATACAGTATAACACTGCCTAAGCAACTTTATTATACTGTATAAACTCCAAAAAATCAATATTTTTAGGAGGAAATTTTTATGACACTTAGACAAGAACTAGGATTTGAAATTACAGAAAGTTTATTGGATGAACACAATCACAAGTTAAAATCAGCAAAAAAGGTAGTATTTAATTTATTAGAGGAAATGTATGAGATGTTGTCTAAAGAAAATTTGGATAAATTAATGGATTTGGAAGATGCTTTGGGCGAATATTATCAAACAATTAAAAGAGAATACTACAAAGCAGGAGCGAATATAGAAACATTTGTCCAAAGAAACGAAGAAAAGGAAGTTGCTGAAAGAGTGGCAAGAATTGAAAGAAAAAATATAGTATAACGGAGGATAAAAAATGAGAAACGAATTAACAGTATTTGAAAATGAAAAATTTGGAAAGTTGGAAGTATTAGTTGAAAATGGAAAGGAATATTTTCCAGCAACGGAAACAGCAAAGATATTAGGGTATAAAGACCCTAACAAAGCAATAAATACACACTGTAAAAAAGATGGGTGGGTAATTCGCCCAGTCATCGACAGACTAGGAAGAACACAAGAAAAGAAATTTATAAACGAAGGTAATCTATACAGATTAATTGCAAAATCAAATTTACCTCAAGCCGAAGTTTTTGAAAGCTGGGTGTTCGATGAGGTTTTACCAACAATCAGAAAAACAGGAATGTATGTAACAGACGAACTATTAAATAATCCTGATTTAGCGATAAAAGCCTTTACAAGATTGAAAGAGGAGCAGGAGAAAAGAATGCGTTTAGAAAAAGAAATAGAAGAGCAAGCTCCAGCAGTCGCTTTTGCAAATTCCTTGACAGTATCCAAAGATTGTATTTTAGTTAGAGAGCTATCGAAAATATTAAAGCAAAATGGAATTGATGTTGGAGAAACGAGATTATTTGAGTGGTTAAGACAAAATGGATATTTAATTTCAAAAGCAGGTTCTGACTGGAATCTGCCTACACAAAAGTCAATGAATCTAGGTCTATTCGTGATAAAAGAAGGTACCAGAATGTCAACAACAGAAGGTTCAAAAATTACAAAAACTCCAAAAGTAACAGGAAAAGGACAGCAATATTTCCTGAATAAATTTTTAAAAAATAACAGACTTATGGAGGTAAATTAATGGAAAATCTAGAAATACAATTTGAAGAAAATTTGGCCAAAACACTAGAAGTATTAGCAAAACAAAAAGGAATTACTGTAAAAGATAAAGTTGACGGCGAAAATCTTTTATATGAATACATTGCGTTTGAATTAGCAGCACCTACAAACCTTTTTGATGAAATAAAAGAATTTTTGAATAGTAAAATTGATGAAATGTTTAAATAAAAAATAATAAAGTTCACAGTTATTAATTTAGCTGTGATTTTTTTATGTGAAAATCAAAAAAAATGAGGAAATTTTATAATAATTAACAAAATATTCGTTTCAAAATGAAAAAATAACTAAATTTTATATTTTAAATCAAAAAATAGATTATGGAGCAAAAATGGATGAAAAAGAGAAAACAGTCAAAAGGATAAAAGAAAAAATATTGAGCAATACAGAAATGAATAACCGTGATTTTGAATTTGCAAAACTTAATGCTAATTTATTCAAAAGTATTAAATTTATCAAGAAAAGGAAGGCTAAAAAGAAATGGCTTACACGGAAATTAAAAACAGCGAGATAACAATAACATTAGCCGTAGAAAAAGTTTATCCAGGACTTAAGCAACAGCTGGAAGAACATCTTAATAATTTTCCAATCAAAGTTATTTCTGTAAAAAAATTGTCTAAGGCACAGAACGGACTGATACATGTGTTAATAAAGCAATTTGCTGATGAACTAGGCTGGACTATGCTGGATATGAAAGAATATCAGAAAGAACAATTTGCAATAAGCAGAGATTTGAATAAATTTTCTACTGCCAAATGTGATATGGAGACCGCAAATGATTTTATAGCATTTTTAATAGAGCAGGCATTGGAAAATAATATTAACTTATATATCTTGAACAAGCAAGATAAAAGATACAGGCATATACTGGAAATAGATAAGATGACTGAAAGATATGTGATTGCCTGCTTGAGAAAAAGAGTTTGCTGTATCTGCGGAAAAGAACATAATGAGTACAACACAATCGAGCTACACCATTGGAACTCAGTGGCAAGTATAGGCGGATATGAAAACTGCGACGGATTAAAAACGCCATTTATGAGTTTATGTGCCAAGCATCATCAAGAATTCCATGCAACAGGCAAGGAAACGTTTAAGAATAAATATTATATTGAAGGGGTGTGGTTAAATGCGGAACTTGTAAAAGAGTTGAAAAAGATTTACAAAAATCATTTTAAGGCATTTAAGGAGGAGATATGATAAAAATATATTTATTAGTCGCAACATTTTTTTAGAAATGTTATTTATATGGCTTGAAATAAATGAACTGCAAAATTGGTACAAAGCAATCGGAGATCAAATGTTTAAAGATTTTAATACTAGAACTATTCAAAGGAAATATGCAAGAAAAAAAGCGGTGAAAAGTATATTCAAAATATTGCTGATAGGTTTTTTGGCGATATACGGAATATCGTTTTTAAAATAGTTCAGTCGCAGAAAGTCGTTTTGGCTGAGATAATACAAACAAACGAAGTATTTACGGCAAAAAAGATTAGTCGTGAAAAGTCGATTGGATTAGAAAATTACTGATGTCGGCAAAACGGTATAAAGAACGTTTGGATGATGTTGGGAAAACGATAGAAGTTAGGAGGAAAGTATGAAAATACATGATTTAAAAATAGAAAAGAAATATTTTAATGATGTCGTAACAGAAAGAAAAAAATTTGAAGTAAGAAGAAATGATAGAGGTTATCAAGTAAATGATGTTTTATCTTTGAATGAATACGATAAAGATAAACAAATATATACTGGTAGACATATCTCTGCTAAAGTATTATACATTTTGGATGACAATACTTTTTTGAAAGAAGGATATATTATTCTTTCTATATCTATTATAAAATAAATAATTATGGAGAGGAATTAAAATGAAAAAATTATTATTAGGAATTATGATTTTAGGATTATTAGGAAGTTGTAATAATAAGAAATTGACTTCAGATTGTGAAAATTATAAAGTTATAGATAAATACGAAAGAAAAGAAACTTTTATAACAAATCAATATGCTGGAGAAATAAATGGTAGTCCCTTGTACATTCCAGTACCACAAACATCTGTATATTATTATATAACTTTTGAAAATGGCAACACTTATTCAATCGGACAATCAAAATATAGATTAGTGAATATTGGAGAAAAAATTAAAAAATGTAAATTTTAGGAGGAATAAAATGCTGGAAATAATAATGAGAATATTAAGTGCGGCAGTTACAATATTTTTAGTTTTCTTTTTAGTTAGCTATTTATATGCTTTAGTTGAAAAAGTGAAAAAGAATCTTAGAAATATAGCCAGAATTAATTATACACCTTACAATATAGTTTACTTTTTAATATTTTGGTTTTTAAATATTCTGCTGATTTATGCAATAATAAACTTGATTGTATTTTTTGCCATTAGAGTATAAAAATATCGCTTAAAATAGTTGCAAATGTTGATAAAATAGGTTATAATTAGGAGGTAAAAATTGAACACAAAAAAAGAACTTACACAAGAAGATATTAATGAACTTTTAAAGGATAAAGAAGTTTTGTATTTATTAGAGGATTTAGCAGAAGCTAAACGAATAAATATAGATATTGACATCAAAATTTTGGTAAAAAAAGGTAAAATATTTAAAAAATTTTATACCACAAGAAAATTAATAAATAACAGGGCAAAGTAACCCAAAGATTTGGTGAGCCACTGAATAGATAGATTAGAAATAGTCTATTTGTTTAGTGGCTCTTTTTGTTTTTAAGTATAAAAATATCAAAATTTATATGAAAGAAATGATAAAGATGTATATAAAATGCGAAAAAATTAAAGAATTAGCAGAAAAAATAGAAAAAGAAACATTGAATGACTGTGAAGTAAAATATGAAGGAAATGAGGATGAACACATTAAAATATGGACAAAAACTTACGAGTGTTTTTCATATACTTCTGAAAGAGGATTAATATTTGAAATGCAAGATGGTTATTTAACTGGAGAAGAAATAGAGTATTTATTTAATGAATATAAAAAAATAAAAGAGGTACTTTGGAGAGATTTTTTTGCCCTGTGGGTCTGGCGAGTCCCGGAAAACATCCGTATATGAATTTTTTTTAAGTTCATTTCCGTTCCGAAGGAGGTGTCATGTTAATAAAAGAAAATCAAATAATAAAAGCTACAGAATTGGCTAAATTACTGGGAATAACAGACAGACACCTTCGGAATTTAGCTAATGAAGGAATAATCAAAAAAACGGAAAAAGGTAAGTATTTATTTTTTGAGAGTGTTCAAGGATATATCGAGTATATAGAGTCTAAAAATGATGCAGATGTGGATTTGAAAGATGAAAAAATTAGGGAAGAAATAAAGAAAATAAAAAAAGATACAGAATTAAAAGATTTGAAAATCAAGGAATTGAAGAATCAATTGCATCCAGCAAGCATAATTGAGAAAGTGATGACAGATAGTCTTATGAATTTAAAAGGAAGACTGCTTTCTTTGTCTAATCGGCTAGCCCCACAATTAATTGCACTTGATAATTTGGGGGAAATTCAAGAGGTGATTCAAGATTCAATATTAGAAGCGTTAGAAGAACTTAGTGAATATAATCCAGAGTTATTTAAAAATAAAAACTTTATTGAAGATGATGATGAAGAGGAAGGTGTGGAAAAAGTTGAAAAACGGAAACGTGGTAGACCTAAAAAAAGCAAATGATTTATTTAGAAAAATATTTTCCGTTTTAAAGCCTCCACCTAAACTAACAATAGATATGTGGGCAGATAGGTATAGAGTGTTGTCAACCAAAAGTTCAGCTGAACCTGGTAAATGGAGAACTGACCGAGTTCCTTTTCAAAGAGAAGTTATGAGAGCTATATCAAGTAAAAAAACAGAAAAAGTAGTAATGATGTATGGCGCTCAATTGTCAAAAACAGAACTTCTTATGAATACGTTTGGGTACTACGCCGATTACGAACCGTCTCCTATAATGTTCATGATGCCGACAAAAGATATGGCACAAGACTTTTCAACCACAAGACTTAACGACATGATTCAGTCAACGCCACAATTGAAAAATAAAATTATTGAGAACGAAAATTCGAGAGACACAAAAAGACAAAAGGAATTTCCAGGTGGATATATTGTATTAATTGGAAGTAACTCAGCGGCAGAATTAGCGAGTAGGCCAATTAGAGTTTTGCTTGCTGATGAGATAGATAGATTCCCATCTAATGTAAAAGATGAAGGAGATACATTGAATTTAGCAATTGAGAGAACTAAAACTTGGACATTGAATAGAAAAATTGTTTTAACAAGTACTCCTACAATTAAAGGGGAGAGCAGAATCGAAAGAGAATACGAAAACAGCACGCAGGAAGAATATTATATACCTTGTCCGAAATGCGGAACAATGCAGAAATTGGAATGGAGAAATATAATTTTTGAAAGCATAGGGCATAAATGTTCGGATTGTTTGGAAGTTTCAAATGAATATGAATGGAAAAAAAATATGAAATATGGCGAATGGATAGCTGGAAACAATGGAGTTGACAGCGAATTGGTCAGAGGGTTTCATATTAGCGAATTATACAGCCCTTTTTCAACTTGGAAAAGCATTATCAAGAAGTTTAAGGAATCAACAGGAGATGTTCAGATGATGAAAGTGTTTACTAACACTGCACTTGGAGAAACTTGGGAAGACAGGATAGAGAGAATAAATTTTGCGGACTTGGAATCAAGAAAAGAACATTATGGATGTGAAATTCCTGATAAAGTTTCAGTTCTTACTGCTGGAGTTGACGTGCAAGACGACAGGTTAGAAGTGGAAGTTGTTGGGTGGGGTGTCGAAGAAGAAAGCTGGGGAATTTATTATAAGGTATTTATGGGAAGTCCTGCTGAAAATTATGTCTGGGAACAGCTTGATAGATTTTTGGATACTGAATTTTCTTATAAAAATGGAGAAAAAATAAAAATAATATGTACTTGTATCGATACAGGTGGTCATTTTACACAGGAAGTTTACCAATATGTAAAACCACGTGAAATAAAAAGGATTTTTGGAATCAAAGGACAAGGTGGAGACGGAAAATCATTTATATCTAAACCTACTAAAACAAATAGAATGGGAATAAGTTTGTTTGTTTTGGGAGTTAATTCAGGGAAAGAAACTATTTTATCAAGATTAAAGATTGATTTACCTGGACCAAAATACATGCACTTTCCTGATAATGTCGAGCGTGGATATGACGAGGCATATTTTAAAGGAATTACTTCAGAAGTTAAGACAACCGTTTGGGAAAAAGGGAAGAAAAAAACTATGTGGAAAACAATTGGAACTAAACGGAATGAGCCACTTGATATTAGAAATTATGCTTATGCAGCATTATTAATAGCAAATCCAAATTTAGAAAGAAAATATACAACGGAGGCAATAAAGCAAACTAAGGCTGTTAAAAAAAGAAAAATATTGTCGAAAGGAATTTAGAAAATGGGAAAATCAAATTATTCAAGAGAATATATTTTAGAAATGATTGTTGAATATGGTAAAGCTGAACGAGCAGCTTTGGCTGGAACTAGTTATAAAATTGGAACTAGAGAACTTACTCGAATGGGAATAGATGCAATAAGAAAAGGAAGAGCTTACTGGGAAAATGAACTTCAAAAAATAAATGGCAAAGGCAACAGGAGAGTGAGAAGAGGTGTGCCTAGAAATCTTTAGCAGAAAAGGAGATATTTTATGAATTTTATTGATAAATTGGTAACGGCATTTAATCCGGAAAAAGGACTTAAAAGGTTTCAAGCAAGAAGAAAATTAGAAATTCTTAATACTGGATATTCAAATCACGGTGCTTCAACTACTAAAAAATCAATGCTAGGCTGGCAAAGTGCTGGCGGCGGAGTAAAAAAGGATATTTATAAGAACCGTAAAAAGTTGATTGAACGTTCGAGAGATTTATATATGGGAACTTCTGTGGCTACTGGGGCGTTGAAAACTATTAATACGAATGTCGTTGGGAGCGGATTAAAATTAAAGTCCGCTATTGATAACGAAACAATAGGGATTAGTGATGAAGAAGCCGAAGCAATAGAAAGTTTAATTGAAAAAGAATTTGAACTTTGGTCTAAAGACAAGATTGATAATCTAGGGACTATGAACTTTTATCAAATCCAGGAACTTGTATTTTTGACAGTGTTGATGAATGGAGAATGTTTTATAAAATTAAATTATTTTGAAACTCCAAAAAATCCATACAGTTTAAAACTCGAAATTTTAGAACCTGACAGAATATATACTCCAAACAATATGATTTCAGATAAAAGTGTAGTCGAAGGTGTGAAAATAGATAAAAACGGAAGAATTGAAGGCTATTATGTTTCATCTGAACATCCATTAGACGCAACTGGGGGAGTAAGCGAGAAACTTATAAAAGTTTATGGAAGCGAAAATCAAAAAAATATAATACATCTTCTTTTCACAGAAAGACCTGAACAAGTAAGAGGAATTCCAATATTATCTCCAGTTATTGAGAATTTAAAACAGCTTGGAAATTATACTGAAGCTGAACTAATGGCAGCAGTTATAAGCGGAATGTATGCAATTTTTATTGAAAGCGAAGCCGAAAATTCGAGCGGTGCTGATGTAGGCGAACTCGAAGCAGTCGAAAATGATTCGCTGGTAGATTCGGAAGATGAAACTACTATAGAACTTGCACCAGGAATGATTATGGGGCTTAATCCAGGAGAAAAAGCAAAAGCTACCAATCCAGGAAGACCTAATGCTCAATTTGATCCTTTTGTTACAAGTATTTTACGGCAAATTGGAAGTGCTTTGGAAGTTCCTTATGAACTTTTGATAAAGCATTTTACAGCAAGTTATTCAGCAAGCCGTGCAGCGCTTTTAGAAGCATGGAAAATGTTTAGGAAAAGGCGTGAATGGTTTGTAGAGAATTTTACCCAGCCTGTTTATGAGGAGTGGCTTAATGAAGCATATTTGCTCGGGAGAGTGGAGTTAAAAAATTATGGTTCTGATTTTCTTATAGATAAAGCGTGGTGTGGTTCGCAATGGAATGGACCTTCGCAAGGACAAATTGACCCATTAAAAGAGGCTAATGCCGCTGTTATAAGAATTAATAATGGATTATCGACTAGAACTAGAGAAACGGCCGAACTTAATGGAGGGGATTTTGAGCAGAATATAAGAATTTTGGCAAAGGAAAATAAATCATTAACAGAGAAAGGAGTGGTATTGAATGCCGAAACAACTCAAATTTTGGAACGTGATGAAGAATGATGAGGAAAAATCAGCTGAACTGATACTTTATGGGAGCATTGGAAGTGATGAATATTGGGATGATATATCCGATAAGGCGTTTAAACAGGATATTGAAAATCTTGGGGATGTGGAAAATATAACTTTGTACATAAATAGCCCGGGAGGGAGTGTATTTAGTGCTGTAGCAATAGCGAATACTCTTAAAAATCATAAGGCTAAAATAACAGCAAATATAGATGGATTGGCAGCAAGTGCTGCAACTATCATAACAAGTGCTTGTGATACTGTAAGAATGCCTAAAAATGCTTTATTTATGGTACATAATCCAATAACTTTCGCTTACGGAAATAATCAAGATATGCAAAAAACACTTGAAATGCTAAATAAAGTTAAAAATAGCATTATCGAGACATATTTAAATAAAGCAAAGACTGACAA